TGTAAGTGATACGCTAACTGCGTTTCTAAATCTAATACGCTATCTGCTAATCCAATTGCTGTTACGCTTCCCATTATTTATACCTCTACGCTTTCGTTGTTGTTAGTTAATTGGCTTATGTCTGCGACATAGACATTATCTTTATTTATTCCATACTTTAATTGGAATTGAAAGACATCAATGGCTTCGTCATACGACTCTGCCTCGACATTTATGAAAGTATTAAACTCAAAAATTTCCATTACTTAGTCACAACCCTTCTGCCTTCACGATAAAATACCTTAGTGTGGAGTTTTCCACTAGGCTCTGAGAAATTAACTGTTGCGTATTCATCAGCAAACCCCCAATCTGTAAAACTATTAAAGACGCTAACTGCGGATAGTGCGTCTTGATAACGCCCTGTCCAATGTGTTGGCTTGCTATCATAGGATACTGTTACTGCGTATAGGTATTCGTTATTCATTAGTGTTGCTCCTCGCATGTAGTAGAATAGTCAAACTCGCAAAAGTAGCAACCCATAGTTTCGCCATGCGCTTTACAGACATACTTAAATTGTGACTCATCACAACAATAGCGTTGCTCATCTTTAATTAAATAAAATTCGTTTTCGTCAATGTATTCTTTTATCATTAGTCCTCAATTCTTACTGCGAGAATACGATAAGTATCTTTTAGGTTTAGCGGTGCTGAGTAGTGAGGGCGAACCTGAACACGATAACTTTCGCAACCTTGATACCAGACATCAGACTTTTCTGCTGAGATAATTTCACCCTTTAGACTTTTTGAGTGATAAGTTTTTCCTACAAGTAGGCTTTCTATTGTATAGACATTTGCTGACATGAGCAACCTCTTTCTTTTTGTTGATAATTCTATCCTATCATGGGGGTCTGACATTTTCGGTTAGACACGCCGTAAGCGAATAGACTTTCTTTTATTTATTTTTTCTTACTATGTAAGTCTAGCCTATTAGACACAAATTATCAACCTACTAGCGAGTAATCTCAAATAATAAGACGCTCAAGCCATGTGATTAATCTCACAAAATTTCGGGCGTGTCGTAAGTAGCATCATAAATCACCCTGTGGATAACCCTGTGGATAACCACACGTGAAATTTTGAGCAGTTTTTATTCTTGCTCAGGAATTTATTTTATTTTTTAAGTCGTTCAGTTCGCAAAGCAACTTGAAGTCTGCGAATTTCTTTTTCTAGTTGAACATTGCGTTGCCAAAAAGCAATCATCATTCCAACAGATCCAGCAAGAGCAATTACAATTGCGATTAGTGTTCCATTATCTAAAATCAATTTGACATCTCCAATTCTTTATAACACGCAATAGCAAATCTATTTGCGTCAAATCTTTCGTTATCACTTTCGAACATTAAAGAAAATTCATCTACTAAATCAGCAAATAGCATTTCTCCTTGCTCATCAAAAACAGATGTAGCAAAGTAATTGCTAAGAATTTCGGCAACCTTTACATAGTCTTTACGGGTCATCATTATTCGGCCACCTTTAGAATTGCGTAAGTGCCACGCTCATTGATTTCATCAAGGACGGGACCGAGAGCAGGCGCAACCAAATCTTTTAGCATACTTTCAAGAAGTTTTACTAATTCTGAGTGGGGCATAGCAAGGGCTTGCGCTCCTATTGGGTGAGTTTCGTCAAATTCTGTGACGAATTTTAGAGAGTGTTCTACTTTAGTCATTTATTTTATTTCCTATTCTTTAGTTTGCTTCGGGGGTGTTAAATAAGTTTAAGTCTTGTTCCATACCGAAATCGCATACGCAAGTTTCGACATCGAAATTATCATTATCGCCAAAAAAGATTAAACCTGTTGAGTGGCATTCCTCGCAGGGAATAGAAAGAACGGAGTTTATCATTTATAGAACCGCCTTTCCTCTAAGAACACCGCTAACGCCTAAAGCGTCACACGACATTTTTACAGATACGCCAACAGGTAATTGAGTTGGATAAGTTGAGATGAATTGAGCAACCGCACCTTTAGAGGCAAGGCTGATTTTTTTGGTAGAACCTGTAAAGGTTTCTAGTGTTATAGTGTAAGTCATTTTGACTACCTTTCGTTTGTTGTTATAGTAAGTCTAGCAGGGGGGTCTGACAAATTGGGCACTTATTTGCTTAGGCTCACTGTGATACTGGTCACATTTATTTGCTAAGGCTCATTGCTTTATTAGTCATTATTTAATTGTTATACTAGAAGTATAGCAAAGAAATGTCAAAAAGTCAAATCGACACGCCGTAAAATGGGGAAATATTTGTGTGATCTTAAACACATTAGTTATACACACCCTGTGGATAAGCCCACGTGGAAAATCGCAGTGTTTTATTTCTGCGATCTTTTTTTTATTATTCTTTTACAAATAAATAAGCGCCATAAAATAAACAAATAAAAGAAAACCAAAATAAAGCATTACCACTTATAAAAAAGTTATTCATTTATTTTTCCTCAATTTCATTTAGCAATTCCCAAAGTATTGGCTCTAACGCTAATGCGCTTTCATCTAATTTTTCTTGAAGTGTTTTCATTTTTATTTCTCCATTACGCTAATTATAACTTTAAAATCTTTTTCTGTTAGCAATACACCAGCGCAACCCCATAGACCCGCTAACCAGTTATCGCCATATTTTTCTTTTGCTAATTTAACTGCTTCATCACGCAATTCATCTTTTATCATTACTTACCTACCTTATACAAGAAATCCCAAGCCTTACGGCATAACACGATAGACTTACAGTTATCGCAACAAATAACCCCATGAGGGTTAAGTTCTAAGTCATAGACATCAACGCTTGCTGATGTTGCGCCACATACTGAGGCGAGGTTTACATAGGTACTCATTTATTTACTCCTTCGAATAATTCTTTACATTTGTTAGGGTTTTCCCAATAAGGTTGTCCCTCATGGTAGAGGGCTGGTGCTAACACCACTTGACCGCAAGGGCATAAGTTCATTAGCCCTTTAGGGTAGTCGCTTACAGTAGCGAATTTAGTCCAAATACTCATTTAGACACCACCCAATCTGTCCACATAGGTAGACGCTCAGGGTCGGTATCGTTATACCAACGCTCAATGTTTTGTTCACAATCTTGACAGAAAGTGAATTGCTCATCTCCTACATTAGAGATAGCGGATACCATAGGGTTATGGTCTTTACATAGTGTAAGTGTAGTCATTTTAGACCACCTTTCTTTAGAGGATTTCTTTACCTCATTTTTTCTTGATACTGTAAGTATAGCAGGGGGGTCTGACATTTTGAGGGGTACAAATAGGATAAATCGGACATTGTGAGGTGTATCACATGAGAGGTAGGTCACATTTTTCGGGGGAATTATAACAATAACATAACAATCTTAACAGTATCGGTGTGTCGACTTGACAAATGCGGCACGTGGGCTATGTGGTACACATCACATGCGACACGCCGTGTCAGGACTTGACTTTTGGGGTATTGTGTGATAGTATTCTACTATACAAAATAAAGAAAGGTGTTCAAGATGAATACACTAGAAAGAATACAGAAAGAGCAAGCAGAGCGTCGCCTTGCTACTCAAGCAAGAGATAAGGCTATTGTTGAGGCTATGTTTGCTAATCACTCTCGTCCATTAAATAACCAATACCTTTTAGAGAAAGAAGAAAACTAATGAACCCATTTACAGCGGTAATTGATTGGATAGATGAGAATGGTGACTTCGGTGCACCAATTGGAGCCTTTATTGGCGTAGTTATCGCAATAGCACTATGTTTTATTTTCGGGGGTAATTAAATGATTAAAGCAACACTAACAACAACAATGGGTACTACTAGAGAGATGTCATTCAATACTAAGGAGCACCTACTAGAGTTCATTGAATTGTTTGAGGCCACACTACCACTAGGCACGGCAGTAAACATTGATGCGCCACTAGTGGGTATCCATAGTGGCTGGGTACAGGGTAAGGCCCCCAAAATCTAAATAGATAAATAGATCAATAAAGTAGTGTGTCTATTATGGGCTCACTATTTTTTTGTGTGTATTTTCTGTATAACATGTATCATACATCTGGACAAAATATTCAGATTTTAGGCTATTTGGGTTTTACAAAATTTTTCAGAATTGTGCTATAATGGTTTCATGACCGAAGATACATATACAGGACCAAACTGCTGTGCTGCATGCACATGCACTAATCCTCATCAATCTGAACCAGTAGAAGAATAATATGGGAATCCTAGACAACTTAGAAAATGCCTGGGACGAAGAGTTTTCTTTTGAATCAAAGCCTATGAAAGAAACAGACGCTATGGGCAGAGAAAAATTTTGGGAAGACTTAGGTAGACCAGAAGAAACCTCTTTGGCTGTAAAATTATTTTCAGAAACATGTTGCACAGATTGTAGTTGCAAAAATGGATAGCGATCAACAAAAATTAACTCCAGAGCAAGTGCAAGCAATATTGCTATTTCAAATTGAGCAAAAACTTAGGATGCATATTGCTTTACAGGTAGAGTCAAAATTTCACGGTAAGTATCATAACGAATCACACGAGATAGCACAATTCATAAGAAACATGTCTTAAGGGTAATTAGATCCATCGTGTTGTTCAACATCACCAAATATACATGGGTTTAAAAAAACGGGCTCATCAATAGAACCTCTAACAAAAGCAGTAGAGAAATACCTAATCTTATCTCCAGTAACTTTTCTTGGTCCATGCAGGATATTTCCACCATGTAAAACCAATGATCTTGCTTTTGGTTTGTGAACAATCCCTAATTCTGGATATTCAATCTCTCCGCCTAAATAGTCATCATTATAATATATAACGATTCCATAACGAATATAGTAGTCTAGGTCTTTTATCCAATAATCTCTGTGGGTTTGCATTGGCTCTTTATCTAAAACTCTTTGCAATGCAACATCTCCAACATAAAGTAAATTGGAAAAAAGGTTTTGAACATTTTGGTTTATATCGCTAAAAAATTCGGGGAGTTGACCTAACTTCTGCTTGCCATAAAAGAAAGTATCCTTTTGGTCCTCATGCCACCAGTCAGATTCATCTAAAGATTGGCAATACTCCAATATCGTGGTTTGTTGCTCGACTGTTACAAAATCTTCGATCTCATATAAGTCTGGAGAAAGTCTATTGACCTTCATCTACCAATTCCCACATACGAATATCAACAAACCCATAACGAGATAGATCTGCCAACTCTTCAGTGTCTGCTTCAATAACAATTCTTACATTTGTCTCAATGTCAAATCCTGGCTCGTATGGTTTTTCAGCATTGACCAGATATGCTTCTTGAATTTTTTCAAGAATTGGTTTGTAATAGAATTTAGGCAATTGCTCCACTCTCCTTTAACTTATCATAGATGTTTGCCATCATAAAGTTAAGGCTTTGCTGGCTTTGCTCAATCTGTGTCTTTAGCGCTTTTTCTTCTAAACCAGCCTGAAGACCCAATGCAAGGTTATCTGCGTTAATGCTATCTAGCATAATTGTTACTGCTTCGTCTTTTGTCATACCCATTCCTTTTCTTGGTCGTAAGTTACAGAGTACTCCCCTGTAAATATCTCTGCATAAGAGATGATATCTCTATTATACCTTATAAGTGTTTCTATGCCAACTTTGTCGCATACATACTTCATACCCTGGACTAGTGGCTCAAACTTCATCCCCTGCCCTTCTAGGGCGTTATTAAGGGTATCTATGTATCGAGTCTTGCCATATCTTTTAGATGTAAATGATTGATCAACATAATCAAACCTTGCCTGTGCATCATTTCTTTTTGCAATGTCCGAATTGTCCATTATGTACTTTACTGCAGGATGATCCATCCGTGTAGACCAGTTTCGCATGTTATCGCTGTATTTCTCCATATTGCGTAGAGTTGAATCAGCAAAAGCCATGCGTATAAGGTCTTGTTCGGAGGTTAAAGCCTCTGTTGCGAAACTTACCAAAAAGGCGGTTGCGAAAGGAAACTTGTCGCTATATGTCGAAACGCCGAAGTGCACATTCGGATTAAACGACTCGACGGACATATTATCTTCCAAGAGTCGCATATGATTGCCGAGAGATACATACTCTTGTCGATTCATATCGCAATCAACGAACAAGCATTCTTCTGGATTGATGCCGTCGGCGAGACATAAAATATTTTTGTCATACGAACCTACTATTTTCGAACCGTTAAAACGCTCTAGTAATTTTGCGGACATAAAACCATCCATGTCGGGGGATATAATTAAATTCCTAGAATACTCCAATGTATCCAGTATGTCTGTTTTCATTTTTTAAATATACCCCTTATAATAATCTTATTATGACAGTACAAGACTGGGCTTCTCTTATAGTAGCCATACTTACAATTGTATCATCAATAGCATTTGGAATCAAGTGGCTTGTAAAACATTATCTCAGCGAACTTAAGCCAAATTCTGGATCATCACTAAAAGATCAAATGTCAAGATTAGAGTTGGCTGTTCAGGAACAAAAAATTAATTCCGAAGAATCACGAGATCGCCAAGAAAGAAAACTGGATGACTTGTATAGAATTTTGCTTGACCATATTTCTAACACTAAAAAATAATTTGCTATATACTATATATAAAGATAGTTTTTAAAACTATAAAGATAGTTCTTTTTTCTTATATATTTTAAGTATACACTATCCCTAATCTGGCTAAAATAGACTTATGGTAACAAATCGGACATTCCCTATTATAACAATTTTATAACTTTAAATATCATGTCCGTTTTGTCTATTATGGTATAATTTATTATTGGCTAATACCTTGGTTTGTCCTATACCCACCAACCATGGTATTAGTCAATTTTTATGGTATAATCACAGTATGCCTATTCACTCTTCTCTTGCTTTTGGTGCCGATCCAGTCACTATGCAATGGAGCGTTGTTAGAGGAGATACTGGAACTCTGAGAGTAGAGTTTTATGAGGATAATGAAGTAGATTATTACGATACTACTGGATGGATTTTTAGAGCAACTGCTTATGATCAGTCTGGTAACGTTTTAGATGCCCTGGATTGTGAGCCATCAGATGGTTTTGTAGATATTACAGCCCATCCATCGGTTACAAAAAACTGGGGATTAAAATATGCATCTGTAGTGGCTCAGTTGCCATTTGACTTACAGGTAATAATTCCACAAGATATTGAAGACACTGTTTGGACTCCAGTTATTGGTACCATACAAGTATTAGGCGATGTTACACCAGGGGGTACACTATAATGGCAGTTATTAAGATTGTTCCAATGCCAGGCGCAGTTGGAGACAAGGGAGACGAAGGAGCCGTAGGCCCTCAAGGTCCACAAGGAGCACAAGGTTTGCAAGGAGTGCCAGGTGCTGATGCACTATGGAGTTACAATGGCCAATGGCAGAGCAATGCTTCATATGCCGAAGGTGATATCGTAACTTATCAGGGACAACTGTATTACACAAAGTCAGTTACAACTGCTGGAACACTTCCAACCAATACTACTAAGTTTGATTTAATTGCATCAAAGGGTGCAGATGGACAAGCAGGAACAAATGGTACTAATGGTACTAATGGCACAAATGGTGCAGACGCACTTTGGAATTACACAGGAGAATACAGTAGCGGAGCATCATATGCCGTTGGAGATATAGCAACATATGACGGACAACTTTGGTATCGCTACAACGCTAATGGTGGAAATGTTGGAGACACTCCTTCACCAGGACTTTGGAATTTATTAGCAGCAAAGGGTGCAGATGGTTCTGGTGGAACAGCAAACACTGGAGATATAACTTTTGATGGTGTAAAAATTATTGGTGCAGGAACAGCATCTGGTGATGGATCTAATAGAGGAACAATAGACTTAGTTCCAGATGCAGATTTGCTTACAAATCAATATCATGAAGATCAGTATTTGATTATTGATCCAACAGCACCAAACCATATTCATATTCGTGGAGGAGGAACACAAGATGCTTCTACTGCAGACCTATTTCTTGGCGGAGAAAGAAACAATGTTCGTGTTTCAGATGGCGGAAGAAGTGTAAGTGTTAGCACAAGACCAAATACAGTTATTAACACATATACAAATCAAAATACAACAAGTAACACTTCTTTTGTAACAAGTAATGCATCAAGTATTTATATAGGGGATACACTGTTTTATGTAGGCGGAGATATAGTAACTGTTGATTCAATTACGCAGGACTCACCAAGTGCTGGTCTACAAACTATCACAGCAAACTTAAATGGAGCACCAGCCTCATTTGTTGCAGGAGAACCGCATATATTTAGCCATGAAGAAGAATGGGATAACTACTGGCAGTTTACCTCAGATGGAACTCTTTCAGGACCATCAATGGGTGGACTTAAAGTTTTAGGTTTATTAAATTCAGGTGACAATGATCTTGGTCTATATGCTAACGATGCAGACATATATCTACAGGCTTCTTCTGGGGCAGTAAATATTGCTGCACCTGAAATTAACATCAACTCAAATTCGGTACCATCTTCTTTAAACATTAATACTTATCTTGGTGCTGTTGTCAATAGCAATAGGACTTCAACTTATGCAGTCGAAGACAAGGTTGTTGCAACCCTTGGAGATTTACCAACGGGAGCAACAGGAACATTTGAAACTCCAGACAGTAAATTAGTCACAGTTACCAATGGAATCATTACATCTATAGAGTCACTGACTTAATATAGTGAGATAATAACTCCATGGCTGTTTCTAAATCTATGGACTTTCCAAGTGCAAAAAAATCATCTTATGCTGCACAAGTAGAACAAAGTCAAGCATCTCCTACTGTAGATAACGCTCTTTCATTTCTTCCAGTACCTGGCCCAGTTGGTCCACAAGGTCCCGCAGGCAGAGATGGCAGAGATGGAAAAGATGGGCCACAGGGTCTAGAAGGAAAGCCAGGTCCAAAAGGAGAAAAAGGTCCAGCAGGAAAAGACGGACTAAGTTCTTTATCTTCTTCAGGACAGCAAGCAGGATGGGCTTCTTATACAAACACAATCACCAAACCAACAAAACTCGGAGTATCTCAAGGAAACGATGGATGGGTAACTCTACTATTGGATACAAAAGAAAAGTCCCAAAATGAAAAGTACCTTCCTAAAGATTGCACCAGTCTTTGGAATAGTCATCAAAGAGCCCTTAACTTCCACGGTATAAAAGAAGGCTCTCAAGTATTCTTAACATATAACTTTGAACTAACTACCTATACGGCTAATACTGAGGTTTGGCTAAGGACATATTTTGCAAGTAAGGATCAGGAGTTTGTGCAGTTTGTAGGATCTCTTAAGTATCAAAATGTTTACAACCTTTCAGTTACTCAAAATATATTTATCGAAGACAAGGCTATGTGGGGCAACGGAGCAGTACCTCAAATTAGAACAGACTTTGATGCCTCCGTAATCTTCAATTCTGTCTACGTCAGCGTGGTATAATAAAACCATGGCATTTCCAGCAATTTATGATTTTAATTACTATAAGGGTGATACCTTTGAGTTTCGTATCTACCCGAAAAAGAATGATGGAACTGTTTTTGATTTAAGTTCATTCTATATGCCAACAAGTTATGCTAATGATCCAGATTATGTATTAGATTCATCAGCACCATATGATAGTGCACAGTTTACAATTGCAACAGCCAGAGGCCCAATAGATCCACTAGCCTTGCAACAGCCAATTAGATGTTTTGCCAGAGTTTCAGATGATAATACCTATGTTTTATGTGCAATAAGACCAACAGATGCACAGACCCTTGTCGCTGGAACAGAATATGTATATGATGTTGAAGTTAAAAAGCCAGCAGGACTTCCTGGAAGCGGCCAATACGAAATTGTTCAAACTTTGCTTAGTGGAAAAATAACAGTTACAGATCAGGTTTCAGGAGCGAACCTAAGTACTCAAGGATCATTATCAGACTTCAGTATTTTAGGTTTAACAGTTCCAGTTACATGTGCAGAGCCAGACACATCAATTATTGCAACATCAGAATATTACGGATCAGTTGTTTGGTATGAGCCAAACGGAACAGACTTAATGTCTACACAAACATTTGAACCAAATAAATCATACAAGGCAAAGATAACCATAACCACTAAAGCACCATATAAAATTAATGGAACTCCAGCAAATAAATTTGTAGTAGAAGGTGCAACAACTACAACAAACCCTGCTTACGCATCAGAATCTGCAACAGCAGTAGTAACTGCAACATTTCCTAAAACAGAAAAACCAATTTCAATTTCATCAATAAGTGGCATTACAGCACCAGTAAAAGCAGCAACACCAGTAACATCAGTTTCTTCAACTGATCAATATACTGTTGCACTTTCATGGAAAGAAAAATCTTTAACTGATCCAGTAGTTTATGAAAACTTTACTGGAACATTTAAACCATCTAGAACTTATGCAGCACAAATATTGTTAACTCCAAAAACTGGATATACTCTTTGTACTGGAATTGCTGCAGACTTCTTCTCTGTTACAGGTGCTTTAAATTATACTAACAGTGAAAACTCAGGAATAATTATTGCAGAGTTCCCTGCAACAGGTGCATAACAATGGCCGATATACTTTTATCTAATGAAGATTTAACAGTTTTTGGTGGACCAGAAAGCATAAGCCTTGACTTAGACATAGGACCACAGGGAGACCGTGGAAGCATTATTATTGGAACACTTGGAGATCCTAGAGATGCTACTGTTGCCTCATATATAGTTCAAGATGTTCAAGCGCTTGATATTGCAGTAGATGCAAACCCCAACTCCCCAACATACAGAACAGTCTTTCAAAGAATTGCTACACCTACTGGATTGCAATGGACTCCAGTTGTTAGCCTTAAAACAGAGTTTTATTCTTCTATTAAAACATTGCCTGCTGAAAACGGAAAAATCACTATCCCTCCAATAAATGTTACAGAAATTTATCTTTTTCAAGAAAGCAGTACTGTTGACTCTTCTAATTTTAGCGTACAGTACTCAATATCTTCACCAGACTCTGGTGGGCCTTTAGCGACAACTTTAGTAGTAAAAGAATTAAACACCAGTTCAGGCTTTTTAGCCTTACCACTTGAAATAAAGGGTGTAGAATATGATGGAGCAAATTGGATCCCTATGACGGGAACTAAAAACGTCCACTTATTTATTACGGTGGTATAATGAAAAAGGGTGATTTATAGTGGCAGCAGAAGAGAATATTGACAGTACGCCTAACGGTACTGGACTCTTCAATACCAAAATCCCAGGTCTTTCAGATCCAGCCGATATTCAGGCAGCATTAAAACTTTATCATTACGGTTCGTACACTTATGATGGCGCAAATACACTCCCAGCAAACCTGCCAATTCCATCTATGGCAAAACACCTTCAAAACCTTGTAGATGCAGATGCTGCAGAGGTTATAAACAGAAATGCTGCCATTACAGCCCATAATGCAGCCACAATAAATGTCCATGGCATAGCAAATACTGACAACCTAGCGACAAAAGCATATGTAATTGATGCTATAGAAGGTGCTACGGGGGCATATCCAGACCTTGCAGGAAATGGTATTGACTGGAATGCTGCAGATGGTCAGTTTGACATAGAGCCACCAATTTTAAATACAGGAACTGTAATAACAAAAAATTCTAGTTTTACTTTGTTACCAGAAGATGTTAGCAAGACTATTTTATTGTCAAACTCATCCTCAATGACTTTAACTATTCCGTCAAATTCTTCAGTTCCAATTCCTGTAGGATACAAATATGTATTTTTAGAAATAGGAGTGGGTCAAACACAATTCGTTGCAGGAGCAGGAGTTTTGGTAAATAGCAAAAATTCTCAAATGTTTATAGATTCAAGATATGGACAAGCAACACTATTAAAAATAGAAAATGACCAATGGGTTTTGTTTGGAGATATTTATGAAGGAGTTTCTGTTGCTCCAGTTTCACCACCTGTAACTCCACCAGTTGCTCCAGTTACGCCACCAGTTGCTCCAGTTACGCCACCAGTTGCTCCAGTTACGCCACCAGTGGCTCCTGTTGCACCTGTTGCTCCAGTAACACCACCACCTGCGCCTGTAGCACCAACCTCACCTGTTGCTCCAGTAACACCACCACCTGCGCCTGTAGCACCAACTTCACCAGTGGCTCCTGTTGCACCTGTTGCTCCAGTAACACCACCACCTGCGCCTGTAGCACCAACTTCACCAGTGGCTCCTGTAGCGCCTACATCAGGCGGATACTTTGCTTCATTCTGCTCTAATGGAATTGCAATGTCAGATGGAGGATCTCAATATACTAGCGTTGGCCAACTAGAGGCTTGGATAAATGGAAACTATGAAAATGTAAGTAATATTGAATATAATCAAGGATCAGCACCAGCCCTACCAACAAACTGCGGAGGCGTTTCTCCAGTTGCTCCAGTTGCTACTTTAACAACATATTATGCTTGCTGTACTAATGGCGCAGGAGTTAGTGGATCTTACGCAAACAGTAGTGATGCAGTGACAGGTTTAAATGCTGCATGTAATGCAGATGAACCAGGAATTGGAAACACTACACAAGGTGGAGTTTCTACATTACCAATATCAGGTTGCAACCCACCAGTTGCACCAGTTTCTCCTGTCGCACCTGTAGCAGTCCCAGTTGCTTCAACAATATACTATGCTTGCTGTAGTAATGGTTTAGGAGTTAATGGTTCTTATGCATCTTCTGGTGCAGCAGTAACAGGACTACAGGCAGCGTGTGCTGCAGATGAAGCAGGAAACAATTTATCAGGAGGAGTGTTTACAACACCTCAATCAGGATGTCTTTCACCAGTTGCCCCAGTTTCTCCTGTTGCTCCAACAGCAGCGCCAATAAATTCTTTATGTACTGATCTATCTATTCTTAATCAGTCACAATGCCAGACATGTGGTGGAAATTATGATACAAATCTTGGAGAGTGCTTCCCAGCATCAGCACCAGTTGCTCCTGTGACTCCTCCAGTTGCTCCAGTGACTCCTCCCGTTGCTCCTGTAGTAGTACCTGTTGCCCCTGTAAATCTATGTGCTGATCTTTCACTTGTTAGCCAGGGTAACTGCGCTGCATGTGGTGGAACATGGAACGCACAATTTGGTGAATGTATGTCTGGGCCAGCACCAGTTGCTCCAGTGACACCACCAGTAGCACCAGTTACTCCACCCGTTGCGCCTGTGACTCCACCCGTTGCGCCTGTGACTCCACCCGTTGCGCCTGTGACTCCACCCGTTGCGCCTATAAATCTCTGTGCTGATCTTTCTATTCTTAATCAATCACAATGCGCTGCATGCGGTGGAACTTATAACACAAACTTTGGTGAGTGCTTCCCAGCATCAGCACCCGTAGCAGCACCAGTAGCACCTGTCACTCCCCCAGTAGCACCTGTCACTCCCCCAGTAGCACCTGTCACTCCCCCAGTAGCACCTGTCACTCCCCCAGTAGCACCTGTCACTCCCCCAGTAGCACCTGTCACTCCCCCAGTAGCACCTGTCACTCCAGTAAATCCTTGTGCTGATCTTTCACTTGTTAGCCAGGGTAACTGCGCTGCATGTGGTGGAACATGGAACGCACAATTTGGTGAATGTATGTCTGGGCCAGCACCAGTTGCTCCACCATTCTTCCCACCGTTCTTCCCTCCATTCTTCCCACCGTTCTTCCCATTCTTCCCATCATTTGCACCTGTAGCAGCACCTGTAGCAGCACCTGTAGCAGCACCAGTTGCACCACCATTCTTCCCACCGTTCTTCCCGCCATTCTTCCCATTCTTCCCATTCTTCCCACCATTCTTCCCAGCATTTACTCCAGTAGCAGCACCTGTAGCAGCACCTGTAGCAGCACCTGTAGCAGCACCTGTAGCAGCACCTGTAGCAGCACCTGTAGCAGCACCTGTTAACTCACTCTGTACTGACCTTTCTGTTTTAAATCAATCACAATGTGCCACCTGTGGTGGATCATGGAACTCCCAATTTGGTGAGTGCTTTTAATATAAAACAATAACTTTAATATTGTTTAATATTTTTGATCGTGGTATAATTTTATTATGAGTGAAAAAAAACGGGATGTAAGACCTTGGGATTTAATTACACCAAGTTCAGAAAGAGCAACTGAAGAAAAAGCGGAAGAAAGATTTTCTATATGCCTTGAGTGTCCAGAACTCATTAAGTTTACAAAACAATGTAAAAAGTGTGGATGCTTTATGGTACTAAAAACAAGGCTAGAACAAGCCCAATGCCCACTAGGAAAATGGTAATGATAAAACGAGAAATTGCACCAGGAATAGTTGTATACTCAGATGTCTATGAAAGATACTTAGAAATAGTAAATAATATTGAAGACTCTGTTATGTCTGGCGTTGTTTCTTGGGCTGGTGCACTTGTAAAAACAGCAGAAGGAATTGAAGTAAAAACAGAAAGCAGAGACACACAGATAATAGGAATTCCTTATCATAGCAATTTTGAGATATACACAGATACTTTTTTATCTGAGTTTAACTTATCTGTTTCTGAAATGTTATTTAATATTGTAGACCCAGCAGAAAAAGATTATTTAAATATGTACGGAATTAGTTTTAATGATCACGAGCAATATTCATTATTAAAGTATGGAGAAGGTCAAAAATTTATAAACCATATAGATGACTATAAAGAAGGACCAAGAAGAATTTCCTTAGTTTATTATATAAACGACGACTATGTAGGTGGAGAAATTAAGTTTCCTAGGTTTGGAATAACCTATAAACCAAAAGCAAACGATCTGATTATTTTCCCTTCAACCTATGTCTATAATCATTCTGTAAATCCAGTTATATCAGGAACTAGGTATGCAGTAGCAAGTTGGATAAATTGAAAATAGTTAAAGACCCTTTAATTTTAGATAAACTGTTTAACGATGAAGACTTTAAAAAGTTAAAAGACTACCTATATAATAAAGAAAAAACCCCAAACTCTTATGACAAAGGTTTTGGAAGATACGCATTTTCTGACAGTATTGTTGATGAGTATGCACAAAAAATAACTCCATTTGCGAGAGAAGTTTTTAATAGTGATGCGCTAATTCCTTCGTATTCTTTATTTGCTCACTACGAGGGAGAAGAAGCAAACTTATGGAAACATGTTGATGACAATGCTTGTACCTACACTATTGATATGTGTGTTTATCAAACTGAGCCGTGGGATTTATGGGTAGACGATAAAGCCTACACACTTTATCCAAATCAAGCCCTTGCTTATTATGGAAATGATCAAATGCACTGGAGAGAAGACTTTCCAAAAAAAGATTATCAACATGTTGCAATGATATTTTTTCATTTTGTTGAGCCAGATCACTGGTATTTTACAAAAGGACAAGACTATTTGGATGTTCTTAGAAATAAAATTACAGAAGAAGAGTGGGAAAAAAGAAAAAGAGTTTTCTTGTGATTTACTATAAACTATGGAATCCAGCGGGACTTATAAATCAATTGATGAGTCTTGAACTTGCCGTAGGAATTAAAGAAATAACTGGTAGTCAAATTACTATCTATAATATTTTAAATGGAGAAGACAGAACAACTCCCATATATTCAGCAAGTAGAATCCATAATAATAGAGGGAGCGTTGTAGACAATTCTTCTGGGTTTTTAATATCTGACATCTTAAACTGGAAAGATAAAGAGTCTTATTTTTTAGTAGAAGATAGTAAATATTCTGTAGACACAGAAATTCCTGTAATTGAAAACTTAATGGGCTCTTATTATGATTTTATAGATAACAATAACTACAACTTTTCAGAAGGAAGAGAAAGAGTTGCTTTGTCGGATAACTTGCATATAAAAAACACTCTAGGATGGTATAGTAGGTTTTTTAATAACAGGACTAAAGAATTAGATTTGGCCATATCCTCTGTTAAATTTTTGCCAGAATATTATGAACTGTCTGAAAAAATAGCCAAAAGTTTAGGTAGTTTTAATGGGGCACACTTAAGATTAACAGATCACATATCTCAAAGAGTAAACACAACCCAGGAAATGTTTGACGTTGGAATATCAAAAATTGATAATGGCAAGCCTATATTAATTTGTACCGATGAGCCAGATAGCCAACTCCTAAAAAGCCAGAGTAGTAAATTCGTTATGCTAGATGACTACATATTAAAAAATTTTGGCAAAGAGTTTATGGACTTTAAATACAGGGACGAAGTATCCTTTGGCCTTTTAAATAATCTAGTAATGCATCATAGTGAAAAATTTGTTGGTACAATTGGAAGTACCTATACTGCCTACATTCATAGGAATATGAATCAAAAGTCAGATATAGAGTGGAACTGGTTTGACTTTATTGACAATCCAATCTACACAAACACAGGCTCTGGAGAGTATTCTTGGAATGGCATGGATACTATAAATACAGAGCAAAAACAGTGGTTTAGAGAATGGAAAGAATCGAGGATAGCAATATGAAAACAGCACTGGTATTGGGCGCAGGAGGCTTCATAGGAAGTCACATGGTAAAACGTTTAAAGTCAGAAGGGTATTGGGTTAGAGGCGTTGACCTAAAGCATCCAGATTTTTCAGAAACAGAAGCAGATGAATTTATTGAAAGAGATTTATCAGTATACGAAAATGTTGAAAAAGTAATTCAGTTTAAAGGATACCAAGGAAATTTTTATTATGAAGTTCCATATCGTGTCATAAACTCATTTGATGAAATTTATCAATTTGCAGCGGACATGGGTGGTGCTGGATATATCTTTACTGGCGTAAACGATTCTCAGATTATGGAAAACTCTGCCCTAATAAACCTAAATCTACTAAGAGCACAATCAAGACTTAATGAAAAATATGGAATCAACAAAACCAAAATATTTTATTCAAGTTCTGCCTGTATGTATCCTGATTATAAGCAGTTAGATGTCAACAACCCTGGGTTGAAAGAGTCCGATGCATACCCTGCAGATCCTGACAGCGAGTATGGCTGGGAGAAACTGTTTAGTGAAAGAATGTTCTTAGCCTTTAATAGAAATAATAAGATTCCAGTAGCCATTGCAAGATATCACAATATTTACGGACCAGAAGGAACTTGGGACGGTGGAAAAGAAAAGGCTCCTGCAGCAATGTGTCGAAAAGTTATACAAGCAGAATATTCTTTAGAAATTTGGGGGGATGGAGAACAAACTCGATCATTCCTATATATAGACGAATGTATAGAAGCAACAAGAAGGCTTATGCAATCAGATTTTATTGGACCAGTTAATATTGGATCAGAAGAAATGGTAACTATTAATCAGTTGGTAGATATTGCTTGTAGCATTGAAGGAAAGAATTTAAGCAAGATACACATACCTGGCCCTCTTGGTGTTAGAGGAAGAAATTCTAATAATGACTTAGTTCGAGAAAAGTTGGACTGGGATTACTCTATGAGCCTAAAAGAAGGAATTGAAAAAACATATAATTGGATAAAGAAACAGATTAATGAAAAGTAATGAGATTGTAAGAGAGTTTGTAATACCTGACGGAATAGGTGCTCAGTTTTGGAGAAAAGTTTATGCAATGGCATATGCAAAATATAACAATTTATTTTTTGATGAATTTCCTGTTACAGATTTTTTAATTCATGAGTCAGACAAAATAAATAGTGAAGAAGAAAAGCAAGAAGTAATTAAAAATTTTTATAAGGCAATAGACGTACCATGGCCTAAAGTAAGTAAAGAAATAACAGATAACTTTAAAATTCATGCTGGCGTTGGCATGGGGTCTATAGAGACTCAAGGAACCTTTATCGGAAGTCAGGAATTTTTGTCTTGTGCAAAATCTTTTAATAATATTTCTGAAACAGATAACTCAATTGTTATACATATAAGAAGGGGAAATGTTGTAGAGCACAACCCTAGATGGATAGATGACTCTTTGTATGTTAATTTATTAAAAAATATTCAAACCATAAAAGATAAATATCATATGGAAAACCCAGAAATTATAATATTAACAGATGCTCCAGACGAAGATAAGACATATAAGCCAATAAATAGTGAAGAGGCATTAAAATGGAATCAGCCATATTTACATGCTAACGAAAATGGAGAATATCCCATAAAGTCATTTAACTTTGATATATTGAGAAATGAGTATCCAAATTTAAAGGTTGTAAATAATCTTGGAACCTACGAATCTTTTCTTATAATGCTAAGAGCGAAAGTCCTAATTATTTCTAGATCTGCTTTTTCAAAAGCAGCAGGGGTTCTTTCTAAAAATAATGTTATTGCATTAGATAGCGCCTATCATGACTATTTTTCTGGACTATCTGGAATAGTTGACTCCAATGGCAACATATCCTTCACGCAATAACATTATTACTTAGAATATAACTACTTAGGAAATTTAGCCATCCAAGATTTAGTCCTTGGGGTAATGCCCTTCCAAGAAGACCAATCTTCTCCACCATTTGTCATGTAGTATGCAATCTCTGCATTTTTGACGGGATTGAATAGTTCAGCGTTAGAGTCAAGATCAAACTTGGTTCTACGATCAGGACCAAGGGAATCAATCATATTAATTTGGAACATTCCATAAGATGAGTCACCAGTCTTGTGGTTGCCATTAAAAGCCAGTGGTCGCCCATTAGACTCCTTCTTAGCCACTGCCCAAGCAACTACAAGGTCTTTACCCTTGAAGCCTACTAACGAAAGCAGTTCCTTTAGTTCCAAATCAGTTAGAGAAACCTTGTTCTCAAAACTCTCTAGTTTTTTTGCTTTAGAAACCAAAAAAACCTCTTTCGAGGCGGGTTCTAATGTCTGAGCCTGTTCAAGGCTAAGATTGTTCTTAGTATCAAGACCTGAATCAGCATTGGC